CCAACTATTGTCAGAAGACTGAGCCATAATCTTTTCCCAACCAGCTTCATGCGTAGCTGCAGTGACCATAACTTGCGCTTCTGCTTCAGCGCGAGCTTTTGCTACGGCACCTTTAGCTTTAGTTTGCTCAACTTTAGATTCCATCCAGCTACCAGCTAGGTTTGCTATTGGACCTATGAGTGCCTGTATCATTTTTGAATCTCCATCATTGTTTCAATCTTAGCAATGCGTAACTCAAGTTCTCGCACACGTTGAATGTTAGCTTTTACTGACTCAGGCGGTTTCCACTCATCTATCCAATTATCGTTTTCTTGAATTTCTTCCCAGTGCATTTTTTGTTCATGCTCTAAAAAAGCCAGCCGTTCAGTAATCCCAAAATAGCCCCAAACAGATACACCTGTAAAAGCAATTAAGGCTATTAAGTTTTTAAGCGGGATGGTAAATTCGCTACCCTCATTTAATTTATTCGCCATCAGTATAGCTCCTTGTTTGCAGCTACCTTAACAGGTTTGCAATACGCTGTTGCTCTGTGTTTGGTAGGGACACCACTTAAACTCCCGTAATTACCATATCTTTTAGTTATCTGAGAAGCAAAATAATTACAATCAACTACTGATCTAAAGTGCATATCTTGACTTTGCACTTTGCCGCCTAAAACAACTACCAATAAAAATGCATGGATCATTTTTTATTCATCCAAGCTGTTGTGCCCATGTAGGCTCCAACGATCCCTGCCCCAGACAGATAGAATAAATTAGATATATCAGATAATGCTTCTACACGCTCTAGGTCTATAAAAAACATAGTCAGAGTAAAAGCACCCATTGAAATAAGAGTATATCTAGCCATTCTCAATTGAGCTAAGTTTTTACGCAGATCATCTTCTGTTTTTTTAATTTCTTTAACATGCATGAGTTCAGCGTCGCTGACAATGCCATCACCATCTTCATCGTATTCAGCGAACTTAGATTGTTTTTGAAGTTTCTTTTGAGCCACTAAAATTCCACAATTTTATTTTCACTGTTAGGGTTGTATTCACATTTATATGTCCTAGGGCAGAATTCACTTATTATCATTGAAGTGCGAGTTTTGTTTGCTCCCAGATAATAACAATGCCATTCACCCCCTACTTTTTTATAATCTTCAAGGCGGCATTCTACAAACTTTGTTTCTGCTCTTGCTATCATAACCATCATTATAATGAAAAACACTACCGCTGCTACAACAGCACTAGCAATTATAAAAAATTGTTTTAAGCTTTCTTCAAATTCCCTAGCCTCTTGTATCTTTTTTCGCCTAGCTTCCGCTGCTGCTTCTTTTGCCTGTTGAATTCTTCTGGCACGTTCTTCTGTGATTGATTTCCAAGTACCATGCCCGAAGCGAATATCTACCATTTGAGCTATTTCTTGCATCTGCTCTTTGGCAAGACGAGCATCAATGATTTCAGTGGCTACACTTTTAATTCCAAATTGGTCTCCAACAGTTACTCCTGATTTTTCATTACGCTTTTTCTGAACTTGTTTTTCGCCTTCAAACAAGCCATCAATATAGTGAGCGATTTCAGAAACATCGTTAGCTGTGCCAATAGCACCTTTAATACCATCAACTGCACTTTTAAATAAGGCTATTCCTGCAAGAGCAGTTGATATTGGCTCCATATTAACTTTTCTCTAAAACACGATCTAATTTTGATTCCAATCTTATCATTGACTCACTAAGTCTAGTAATCTGATCTGATACTTCACCACGACTGGCATAGTCTTCTCTAGTCCTGTTTAATAATATCTCAATGCGCTTGACCTCACTGCTAAGAGTGCTCGCCCAATAACCGAACCCCAGAACCAAACATCCAATCAAGGCATCTATGATGTGGACTAAATCCATTATTCGCCGCCACTGTTTTCGGAAAGTGAATTATCACTTGGGTCAAACACCATACCCTGAACACCCATACCCGCTGCCCACTCATCAATTTCTGTCTTTGCGGCAGTGTATGCTTGCTGGACATACTGTGCGTCTGTAGTTCCATCAACAATATCTAGCCGTTTATCCACGATGAACACGTTGTCTGAAGCATCAACGCAACGTAAACCAACTAACTTTTTTGTTGTTTTGCTTCCGTCATCATTTGAAAGTTCGTCAGTTGTGAATTTATCTACTGTAAAAGTTATACTCATCTTATTCTCCTATCCGGCGAAGTTGTTCCCAGCCATAAACATGTTGATATAAAACGCTTTAGTGGCACCGAGCCTGTTTTTAATTGTGATTGTATGGTTTGTTGAAAATACGCAAACAGCCCCGTCCGTGTCTGCCGCTGCAAAGGTTACACCGCCAGCGCCGCTAAGTGCAGCACAACTAAGATATCCAGCCCGAAACAAAGCGTTCCCGCCAGACGCAGTTTCGTAAATTGCCAATAGCCCAACGCCAGCAGTGCCAGCATTGATTACAATAGAAGCATCGTCAGCCAAAGACACTGTTGTAAGGTGATTGCTGAAACCGAAATCTCTGTTTATGGTACGAATTTGTCCAACTGAAGTTATACGCATAAATTGTGTCAACGAACCTCCAGCCGGACGACTATAAAACTGAACATTTGTGCCGACATTATCGGTCACAGCACCAAAACGAATAAGTCCAACCGTGCCTGCATCACTGTTGAAAGCAGAAAAATCAGCGCGGTTTCCACTGGTCATTGAGCCGGATGTCTGCAAAGCAAATCCCGGTGCAGAGGCTTTAACGTGCAAAGGCACCGCTGGCGTAGTCCCAATGCCAACTAAACCATTTTCATCTATGCGGATTCTTTCAGCATTTGCAGTGTAAATCTGCATAATGTTTGCGCCGTTTTCACCAAACGAAATGCCTGTGTCTGAATCGTTTCTGCCAAAGATGTAGGGTGCTTGTAAAGTGTCGGCAAAGCGACCGCCATTGTTAAAAGTCGCATAGCCAGCAGCCGACATATCAAGGTGCAAAGCATTGATTGTGGAGCCACCATCGTTGCCCTGAATGTAAAGGTCTTTGTCTGAGGTGCTTACACCTAACAAAAGGTCAGTGCTAGAGTTACCTAGATAAGCAATGGTTGTGCCGCCATCTTGGAAATTAACTTCTCCACCGTCAGCATCAAGATTAATATCACCAGCAATATCAAATGTTAAGTTTCCAGCACTTTCAAAGTCACCATTTGTACCATCATGCGTAATTTTTAAATCAGCATCAGCACCAATGCTTAATACTGCACTGTCAGAGTTAAGAAGAAGGTCATCTCCTACACTAAAATCACCATTAGTTGTAAGACCAGTATTGTGTACATGAGTAATATTAATATCACTATCTGCGCCAAAGTTAAGAACAGCGGAGTCTGATGCAAGAGTTAAATCATCTCCTATAGATACATCACCTGTAACAGTCAGATCATCTTGAACTTTAAGATCAACAACCGATAATGAAGCAAAGGCATCTACAACAGCCGCACCAGACCCTGCGCCATCTAGGTAAACAACTTTAACATCCCCAGGAGGAATTGTTACATTTGCCCCAGACCCTTGACTAATGATTATGTTCTGTGATCCTGAAGTGCCGTTTTCAATAAAATGAACACGACTCAATGTATTTGGAGCGATTGTTATCGTGCAAGCAGAATCCAAAGTGCCTGTATATTTTATAAACATTGATCTAGCTGGATCTGTAGCTCCATCAGCAACTGTTGATGTATGCGTATCAGCGTTTGTGGTAATTCCTTCTGTGCCGAAACTAAGACCTTCAGCTATAAGCTCAAGGTTTGTGTTTGTGGTTGTGCCCCATGTCCCAGAGCCATCACCTGTTGCCAACTCATTTAGACGTAAATCATTTACATAGGTACTAGCCATATTAATCTATCCTTACAATTGCATTTGATGCTGTTGCGGCTGGGAATACTATTTTAAATGTTCCTCCTGCAACTGTAAAATCACCACCAAAATCAAGAATCGCTATCGCACCTCTCGCATTTGATGATGCATCTCCCAAAGTTTTATTATAAATTAAAGCACCGCGAGCTGTGAATGTTGCTGAAGTCCACTCAGGATCAGCTGCATCAAACACCCCACTTGTGCTGTTTTCGTCAACAGCCTTGCTTGCAAGAGCATTACCACCAGTGGTATATCCATTTCCATTCGCAACTTCGTTTGATGTTATGTAACCATCAGTTGCAGCAGACAAAGTTGCCGAGCTGGTGTAAAGCGCAATGTAAATGTTGTCTGAGTCTAGGTGGTGATCACCTAGCAAAAGATCTTTTTTGAACAATGTGCTCATTGCTTGTGTTATAGCCATTAGATGCCTCCATTATATTCGGCTGTGTAATTTCTACTCATCTCTTGCTGAAACAATCCAACAGCCTCATCAAACTGAGCTTTGTACAAACTTAGCGTTTCTGCAGCTTTAAGGAAAGCAGAAGTTTCATAAAGTGCCGCAGCTAATAAAACAGCCTCAGCATTGTCTCCTATCCAGTTTGTTGTGTTGCTTGAAGAAAGCCCTGTTTCTGGAGCCACATAATCAGCTTGATAAGAAAGTGTTGCACTTGGCGTAGGAGCCAGCGTAATGGTTATTCCAGCTGGTGCCGCAGTTTTGGTGCTATAAATCTCTGGGGTGGCTGTGGTGGCTGCATTTGGCCAATAATCACGTAAATAAGAATCAATCCTATGATCAAGATAAATAACATTATTTGATGAAGTGACTGAAACCTGCCTTATCATTCTTGCTGTTGGAATCACATAATCAGAAGTCCCTACAACAAGTGTTCCTGTTGCGGATGCCCTAAAGCAAGGCAAGCTAGGCAACCTTTGAAAGATCATAGCTTCAGCTTGAGTTATTATTTCATCTATTGAAGCAGTCAACTCTGAAGAATCATCTTCCATAAAATTTTTAATATTTAAAACTAGCGTTGAATAATTCATTAACCATCACCCCAAGTGTCATCGCCCCAAGCTCTGTTGCCCCAACCCATAACATTAACAGATTCATTTCCTACTGCACCTGTTCCTGCAACTCCAGTCTCAGCAATAGATAAGCTAAGAGCCTCTACCCCGACTGCACCTGTCCCAGCCAACCCAGATACGCCTTTTACTCCTAAAGGTGTCCCAGTTCCTACTGCGCCTGCTCCTGCAGCTCCAGTACCAGCAATAGATGAGTTAAGAACCTCTACACCAATCGCACCTGTTCCTGCAACCCCTGATGGAGTAGCATTAAGATTTATTTGGCCACCAGAAACCCCTGTTACATTGCCAACTGCTGATATTCCTGATACGCCAACAGGAGGTCTTAGCCTTGGATCTATAAAAGGATCATAATTGAATCCTATAAAGATGCTTACATTTTCTGGGTCGTTGTCTGGCCTTGGATTGAATAATGCTGTTGCATCAAAAACATTTTTTGCTGGAGTCAGTTGGGGGTGCTTTGGCTCCCACTCTTCTTTTTCAACACGCAAGCCATCCCAAGTAGTTTTAAGGTCATTGTGCTTTATTTTAAAGCCAGACCTGTCACTTATTGCTACTGCTTTTTTGCCTGTTGCATATTTTGCCATTAATTCAAATTCAACGCTGTTGGTTGAATCCTCAAGCTAACTCCATCATTATCAGAAGAAGCAGCGAAATTAAATGCTCTTTCATAAAGCTCATTTAAAAGTTGAAAACGGTCTGTTGCATATTTAACAGAAAGTTTGCTGGCCAAACCTGCGCATATACACTCACTCCAAGTATAAGGAATATCTGCATCTTCATATGAGGCAGATATATCTTCAATTTGATTCAATGACCAATACTGAAGAACATATGTGCTTATGTTAGGAACTTGCCAAACATAAATCTTAGATATGTTATTTGAGCCAGATTGCAAGCCTTTGTCAACCATATATTGGCTTGGCCTTCCTGAAGAAGTTTTATTTGGTATTTGGTTGTAGTCTGAGATTGTTATTCTATTAACTATGGTGTCAGTTCTTGTTGCATCTGCTGAGTTAAATATAACAACATCCATAAGGTCAATTGTTCCTGCTGGAAGATTGTAAGTAATAGTTCCATTCCCTAGATTAAGAGTGGAAGAGTTAACTGCCCAGTAATTTATTCCCCTGTTCGCCCATTCAGAGAACAAAAGGTTTAAGCTCCTGCGACCTGAGACAGCATGATCCCCAGTTCTTGTCTGGGGGTCAATGCCGCAACGCTCAAATGCTTCTGCTATAATCTCTTCAACATTTGGCCTGAATGATACTGTTCCTGAAGTTGCCATTAATACTGCTTGCTCGCTCTAATAACAATTTGATATGCATCCCCAGCAGCCCCAGCCCCAGTTGTTGTGAATTTTATATCACCTGTTCCATTGGCACCATATGATGAGCTTGTTGGCAGACCACCAAATTTTTCAAAATCTTGATAACCAGATTGACCTTCATCAAGGTGCAAAACAATTATGTTGGTATCAGCAGCAGCTAAAACTTCAACAGTCATAGCTTTTATAACCCACCAACACTCAAGAATCCTTATGCCTGTGCAAGTATCTCCATTTGAGCTTTTTGTTAAAGCAGAAACATCAATCTTGCTGACAGCACTTTCATCGCCCCCATCAACATACTGGTATTGGAAAGCAAAAACGACTTCTTGAGTGTTTTCAGATATTTTGGTTGTGGTTTTTAGGTCAGCCATTCTGCACTCCTAAGTTGTGATGGGGCATATAGCCCCACCAGTTTATGCAATCTGAACATACTCAATAATGAATGTGAACGAACCTGCTGTTGTCGCATCAACTGTATTGGTTATGTTACAGAAAATTGTGCGAGCTGTATCTGTGTACTGGACAGAGGCTGGGGCTGTTGTGCCATCTTGCGTCTGAAGAACCAAGCTAGTAACAGTTACGTTATGCGCAACAACTGTTGTGCCGCCATCAAGGATCTCATCAGTCTGAGCCGCAACAATTTGTGCGCCAGAAGAAGAAGTACCAACTTCGTAGCCAATATCACCTGTTCCAATAACTGGGGAAACGTCACAAAAGATTTTAATGTCAGTAATGATTGTGTTTGCTGGTTGAGTAAATTCACCAATAGCTGGGCTGTCACCTGCTGTTGTGTTTACTGTGACGCCAGTGGCAAAGCCAACATGCTTGACGTATTTGTTTGTTACAATTCCTGTTGAGGCAATTGAAGCAACATCAGTGTAAGCACCAGTAGTTGTATTTTTGGAAACAACTTTGAATCCATTTTCAGAGCGAACTGCTCCTGTGAATGTAGTATTAGCCATTTAATTCTCCTGTCGTGGCTAGTGTCAGCTTTTGCTGTCAGGATTGAGTTAAGAGGAGGGCTTGTGCCCTCCCCCATATTCTATTTATGCAGCACCTTCTGTACCGAAGATTCCACGCCAGTCAGTAAATCCAAAGCTGTAACGCTCGCGAACTTTGTAGCGAACATTCCCAGTTTCAAAATCACCTTCAACACCTTTTTTCATAGGTGAACGCTGGAACATCTTGAGACCATCAGGCACATCTGTTTTGATGAAGAACTGATCAGAGTCAGTCAGACGACGCATAATGTGATAACCCTGAGGCAGATAGCCACCAGACTTAATAGCATTTATGTCGTTGTCAGCTGTTCCTGTTCTCAGCTGAGACTCAAGAAGACGCTCTGCTACGAATGTGTATGCTGTTGGGATAATAAGCATTGTCCCTTGTGCAGCAATTCGCAGACCACGATCATCTTTCATGTCAGCAATCTGAATCAGGATTGACTCCAATGAAGTCTCAGACAGATCAGCAGCAGTAGCAAGAGTATTGCTCTGGTTGCCATTCTGTGTTGGGTGGGCTGTGCTCAAAAGAGAAACACCATCACCACCTGCGGTGCTTGTAGCGTTATTAAGAACATTAGCAGCTTTGATCTCTTTAGTAGAGGACATTGAGCGTGCTAGTGCTTTTGTATAACGTGAAGCAATTGACCCATAAAGACCATCCTCTTCAGCTTCCTCAGTGATTGAGAATGCCAAAGCAATAGTTTCATGCTGGTAACGAGCTGTCCACTGCTGAGAAGCTGAGTCGTAAGAAACTGACGCACCTTCATCTTTAGTTGGAGCAGCACCGAAGCCTGTCAACAAAACGTCTTCTTCAAATGCTTTATTTGAGCTATTTGATTCAAACACAGCCTCATATTCAGCTGGGTAAGAGTCGTATTCAAGACCGAACAGAGTGTTCAATCCTGGCTCGAGCATTTTTGCAAATTGTGCTCTATTCATAGCCATTTTTCAAACCCTCCTATATACCAGCTGAGTCTTTTAAGAGGTGCTCATTGATAATTACTTCCATAATGGCATTTGCGCCGAAAGCATTATCTGGAGCCTCATAAAGACCAAGAATTTTACAAGTTGCAGCACCTGCAGCCATAGTTCCTGAAATCTCGAAACCTGACTGGCCAGTTGTAGTAGAACCTGCACCCGCAACAACATCAGCACAGTTGCCGATATTAGTTTGAGCTGTAGTTCCAGCTGACTGAACTTTATAAACAGTATATGGATCATCATACACATATGCTACAATATCTGTAGCAACTGTACCTGATGGCCAATACTGACTGTACACATAAGAACCATCTGATGCGGTATATGAAACACCTGCAAATACACCAATGTTATTCACTTCAGTGGCTGTGTGCGGAGTCAAAAGACCTGAGGCAATAATAATAACAAGATCACCTGTGAAAATATTTTCCGCTAAACCAGAAGCAATGGTATATTTATTTGCACGTGGAATATTACCGCTCATGTGGCGAATTGGGACGAACCCAAAGGCAGCATCTACGTTTGCCATTTATTCACTCCTTCACGAGTTGTTAGTCATCCATAGCCGCAATATCTCTGCGACCTTTTGAAACAGATGATTCGCGAGTCTGGTAAACTCTCGGACCACCTTGCCTGTTTAGTGCATCTAGGTCACCTGAAAGTGATTCATTCTGCTCCCAACTCCTATTAGCATAATATTCTTTCATAGATTTATGCTTTTCAATAGGCATTTCACAGAGCAGCATTCCTTCAATTCCAATGCAACCTTCCCATTGGCCGTGATTGATAGTTGGGAATCTCTTATCTTTCACAGTATCAGCAGAGCGAGGATTCCAGCCTTCACGCATACGCTTGAAGACATTGTCTGGGGTTTCCTTGCCCTGAATTGCGGTGGCAACCCACCGCTGCGTCATTCCTGAACGAGCCTCTGGCGCATCCAAAAGTGACGGAGGTTTCCAAGCTGTCTGAGGACGAGCCTCGTCT